AAGAAGATTCATGCCTCAAGACACATGTGCATGCAAACAATTACAAGATGGCACAAATGTAAATGGTTATTTTCCTCGTCAAATTTGCGGAGATTGTCGCATCGATGATAATTTAGGAAAAGATAAAAATTGAAAAAAAAGCAATTTAAATACTTGAAAATTAAAATAAAATGAGCACCCAATTAGAAAAAAAGCAATTCGAAGCGAATATTGACGAATTAATGAATATTATTATTAATTCATTTTATAGCAATCGAGATGTCTTTTTGAGAGAATTAATTAGTAATTCATCTGATGCAAATGATAAACAAAGATATTTCGATCTAAAAAATGGGATCGTAAACAAAGAATATAATATCAGGATCAATCCACTTGCGATTGAAAAATGTTTACTGATTGAAGATGATGGTGTAGGGATGAATCATGAAGAATTGATTAATAATCTATCAACCATTGCATCATCGGGAACGAAACAATTTGTAAAATCTCTTGCGGATAGGACGATATCTTCCGATCAGATTGGACAATTTGGTGTTGGGTTTTATTCAGCGTTTTTGGTAGCAGATAAAGTAGATGTGATTACGAGGAAAAAGGGAGAATCTGTATTAAAATGGTCTTCGGATGCGAATAAATATTATACGATTGAGGTTCTGCCCGATGAAGAATTTTTAGATCATGGTACAAGAATTATCTTATACCTGAAAGAGGATGCGCTTTCTTATCTAGAAGAATCAAATATCCGTAAAATTGTGAATCAATACAGTTCATTTATTTTATATCCAGTTCAATTATATATTGAAAAAGAGATTGAAGTAGAAGACGATACCGTAAACGAATCAGAAGTCGAGAATACGAGCGGCACAGAATGTCAAAACGGTAATGAAGGCGAAGAAGGTGCAGATGGTGAAACGACTGAACTGGATAATGAAGAACCTACCGTTGAAGAATTAGATGAAAATTATATCAGCGATGAAGAGGAAGGAGAGAACCCAAAAGAAAAAAGTAAACCAAAGAAAAAAGAAAAGATTAATGAATGGGAGAAGATAAATGGGGATCAACCTATTTGGTATAATAAACCTTCTGAAAACACGGATGAAGATTATGAAGCATTATATAAAACAATTTCTAAGGACTGGGAAAAACCATTATACTGGAGACACTTTCAAACGGAAGGGGCGTACGAATTCAGAGGCATTTTATTTATTCCTTCAAAATTACCGTTTGATCTATTAGGTGATCGTAATCGTGATAAAAGAAATATCAAACTATACGTAAAGAAGGTTTTAGTTCTGAATGAATTGGATAAAGAGATGCTCCCTGATTGGATGAATTTTGTAGTAGGAGTTATCGATAGTGCAGATCTACCATTGAATGTTTCAAGAGAAATGCTCCAACAGAATAAGATTGTAAAAGCAATGAAGAATCAATTAAAGAAACAAGTAATGAATATGATGAATGATCTTTTTGCCAACGATGAAAAATATAACAAATTTTATGAATCGTTCCATCGACACGTAAAATTAGGGATTCATGAAGGAGATGAAACGTTGTTATCCTTTTTAAAGATTAAGAATAATAAGAACGACGATCTGATTTCATTAGATCAGTATGTAGAGGAATACTGTCAAGGCGGTCAAGAAGGTGAAAAGAAATCGATCTACTATATTACGGGTACAAATGTAACAGAAAACACAATCGCTAAATTATACACGAACAAGGGATATTGTGTATTATACTTTGATGAACCCATCGATGAGTTTATGTTGCAACGAACGAATAAATACAAAGAATTTGATCTTGTAAATATTTGCAAGGATCATACTACACCATGGCAATCTTCTGAAACCACAGAAGAGGAAAAAGAAGAATTGAAGAAATTTTGTGAGTGGAGCAAATCTAAATTGAACGATACAAACGTTGAAGACGTAAAAATTTCTACGAAACTGATCGATGCAAAAGATGATCCTTTGTTTGTTTTATCATCTAAATGGGGATGGACGGGAAATATGGAAAAGATCATGGCATCTCAACCATTAGGCGATACCAAATCAATGATGTTTATGAAAGGAAAGAGGATCGTTGAATTAAATGTAAATCATCCTGTAATCCTGAAAATCAGAGAGGATTATCAATCCAATGAAGATTTGGCAATCAATAATCTAAGAATATTATATAATTGTGGTTTATTAGCGGCAGGTTTTCCATTAGAAAATACAACAGATTTCTTATCAACTGTTTATGGTGCGCTAAATCGATCTACAATAGTAACCTAATGTTTTTGTATATCGGTGTAAGGATTTCCAGGTTTTATTGTAAAATCACATTCCAAAGGTGTTAACGCCCTGTCTCCATTTTTAACATTAAAAAAATCAATAAATTCAGCATCTGAATCTCCATTATTATAGGATAACATTTTTTTATCTGGATCCATATAATAACAAGTATTTGCTTTAGCATTCTGTGGTTCCGATCCTTCCATATATAATGTAAGTTCTCCGGACAAAACACAAGTAACGCCACCCGATTTATGTGTATGTAAAACGGCTCGTGTTTTTGGTAATCGTTTCGCTTTGATCACTAGTATTTTTTTATCTGTCATTTTTTGATTCAAAAGAATTTGAATATCTTTTGCAGGTTCTCGAACACCAGGAACGGTAGAACCATTCAAAATAACTTCTTGATAACACATCCTATATTATTTCAAGATTTTTTTATATTTATAAAGTGTCGATTATGTTAGTCTGTATATTCAAAAAGTCTTATTCCTATATAAAAAAAATAATTTTATTTAATAAACAATGTTTGGATATTTTATAGGATTTTGGACGGTATTTTCGATTACTTTGGTAATTCTATCAATATTTATTTGGCTATGTTTACGAAAAAGTACAGATAACCGGATTTTACAAATAAGTTTTATTGGATTAGAATATTTAATGACACAATATTTATATAAATGTTTTCAGCAAATTAGTTTTTTGCTGATTAAAAATAGACAAAATGATGTATTAAAAATCAATAAAATAAAAGTGAATGAACAACAAGATATATTTGTAAATCAATATAATCAATTATTGACGATAAAATTATTAAAATTTGCCAGGGGTCAAGAAATCGTAAAAGGGATGTATGATTCTCTAAAAAAGAATGATTATACCAAAATAGATATATTTATCTTTCCTGATACAATATTGATAAATCTAGATTATTATAAAAATATATTGTACTTGGCATCATTTTCTAAAAAAATAGAAAAATCGGATCAAGATGCAAAAAATTATATAAAAGATTTGATTAAATTTGAAATAAAAACCTATGATTTTGAAATTATACAATCATAATAATCAAAATTGTTTTGATTCGTAAAATAATACCAAATTTAAAGTTTAAAATTTTTAATAAAAATTTTAAATAAAATTACATGAATATTCAACAACCGAGTGTGCTTACAGATGAAGAAGCAATAATTTACATGAATCGATATGAAGATGTCAAAAAATTTTATGATTCTGATATTCAAAAAATTAAACAACATTGGATTATTTATGGAAAAACGGAAGGAAGAATTGTATATGAAAAGTATCAACCTAAATATCCGATACACTCCAATAGTATTGGTTTCATTATCCTTCGTCACGTAAACAGTGCTCAAACGGATCAATTATGGAAATTATCTTATGAATCGATTCGAAAATTTTATCCTGATAATAAAATCGTAATTATAGACGATTCCTCGGATTATTCATTTGTCGATTTAGATTTTCAAGATCATCTTGCAAACACAATTATTCTCAACAGTGAATTTAAAGGGAGAGGAGAAATTCTTCCTTATTATTATTATTTACAATATGCATGGTTTGATATCGCGGTAATTATTCATGATTCTGTTTTTATAAATAGTTTTATCGATTTTTATACCGAAAATTCTATTGTTTTATGGGATATGTTGCACGATTTCAATGATTATGATTTAGAAACAAAATTAATATCAAATTACCTTAAAAGCAATGAATTATTAGAACAATATAGTGATTTATCGAGATGGAGTGGTTGTTTTGGAGCCATGTCTGTGATCAATTATAATTATTGGTTTAAAACCAATCAACAATTTTCGATCTCTAATTTAATTCCTGGAATAAAGTGCAGAAAAGATCGAATGGCCTGGGAAAGAATATTAGGTTGTATTCTGAATTTTGATTTTAAAAAACACCCCTTATTTGGAGATATCCATTCTTATGGTATTTATGGACTTATATTTCAAGACATTAATCGATCATCGCATTTACCTATAATAAAATGTTGGAACGGTAGATAAATACTATTGTAATTTTTCTCTTTGTTGATTAAAATGCTGTTGTGTCAAAAAATATTTAGCCAAACCGGGTCTATACGCTACCTGTTGTTCTATTTCTTGTAACATTTGTTGTTTGGAAATAATCGGTCGTAAAAGTTCAAGATAATTTTTTAACGAAATTGAATCATAATCGTATCTTGAATTAAATAACAATTTTTGTGAATAAAAAGGAATATCAATCGATTTTTCAACCAAGGAGATGGAAAAAATAAAATCATCTGTTTTGGTGCAACAAAAGAGTTTAGGTATGATACCAATATTTTGTAATTTTTGAAGGTAGGTTTTCAAATTATGTATATTTATTGTTTTTGTCCTTACAAATTTGAGAGGGATCGGTATCACTACAGCATCTTTGTAAAATACACCCGGGGAAGAACGAAATTTTTTTATAGAACAAATGAGCATTCCAATCGAAGTATAAGGTTCTGAAAGAATAGAAATATGTTCAACGGATACAATTTCATAGGTATCATTCGGAAAACAAGCATAAGGAAAATTATATCTAGGTTTTGTGAATTCTATAGTACAATCTATAGAGGCTCTTTTTAACGCTAATAATTCTTGTTTTTCTTTATCTTCTTTTGTTTCGAAAACGCTTTCTCTCGTCATTTTATTCCTAAGATAAGATTAAATTTTTTCAATCAATGAAAAAAATTTTGATGAATTTTTCAAATAAGTTTGAGGATCATGACTCGAAATGATCCCTTTTTGAAACGGATCGTTGAATCGAATAGATGGATTTATCTCTCTAAAACTAAACGGAAATTTCGTAAATATATCGTCATCGTTGATGACATTATAGATTGATAAATTCATGGATTCAAGTTGTTTGATAAAAATATCATTGCCAACCTTGGGAGAACCATATAAATAAATTGAATTTATGTTTAAATGTTGTGGGATCAGATTGTAATTGAAAGCAAAGAGGATAGCACCACATGCTCCAAGGCTATGACCACAAACGATTATTTCATATTCTGAATCATAAAGAGATAAAATGTTTAATAGTTGTTGCACAATGTTTTGGGCGTTCTCGGAACATTCTTTGGTTTCTTCTTCCAGACATTTATTATTAATTTTTGAATATTGTGTATCAGAAAGCACTCGACATGATGAATCCGAATAGCAATAATTACTGTTTTTCATAGATTGAATCGTATAACAATATTTATACCAGCCTTTCCCTACAATCGCGCCATAATCAATTTGTTCTTGTGAAATACCGGACATAAAAGTATAATCTCCGATTTCATTGGATTCATTATCGTTCTTGAATGGATTTAATATTTGATCTTGGAATAAAGACTGAAAACCCGCAAAAATATCTCCCGTTGAAACAGATCCTCGGATGCCAATGATCAATAATTTTTGTGATTTTAATTCACCCACAATACCACAAATAGTCTGTGAAGGATTGGGAAAAGATAAATAACTCTGTATTAAAAAAGTTTTTTCAAATCCAAACAATTCATAAGATTCTTTGTTAATTTGGTCTGAATAAATGATTTGTTGCATACTCCTGAGATAGATTCGATAAACATATTGAATGAGATTAATACACGATTCGTAATTGATTTTATTAAATTGTTTATTATTTGAAAATAAATATAAATGATTTAAATCTGCCGTTTTAAATTGTTTAAAAAAATATTGTAATGTCGATTCACCAATGTTTTGTTGTCGTTCCATAACATCTATAAAATAGTATTTTTTATTATTTAGAAAAAATATTCATTAGTATCGATAAAAAAATTGATAATATATAATTCTTTTTTGAGTAAAGAAAATGAATTTTGGTACGTATAATGATGGTTTCTTTAATGTCGATGAAAAACATGGTTTTTTACCAATTAAAGATCCACTTGATAAGATTTCAATGAAATATTTTGAATTACGAAAAACAATGGAAGATTTTTATATCTGTCAAAAAAATGAAAGGAAGGGAATCTTAGGTATTCCTGATAAAATCGTAAATTGCGTTAAAAATATACCGAATTTTGAAAAACTGATATACCAAGAAAAGGATCCATTTATTTTACAATCCCTATTCAGAACATACACTTTTTTAGCCTCAGGATATACCCTCGAATCATCTTATCAAGAGTTTATAAAAACGGGAAATTATGGTAATGCGAGGACATTCCTTCCTAAAAATATAGCGAGACCTTTGGTTGTATTGAGCGAAAAATTAGAGGTATATCCATGGCTAGATTATCATTACGCATATGCTCTTGGTAATTATAAAAGAATAGATAAATCGGGCACATTGCATTGGAAAAATCTGGATATGATTTGCAAATTTTCAGGGACGAGTGATGAAATTGGATTTATCATGTTGCACGTTTATATTAATGAATTGTCACCAAAATTAATCGAATCTATTCGAGATGAAAATATTGAACTCTGTGCGAACGTAATGAAACAGATGAATGAAAGACGAAAAGAAATGTGGAAGGCTTCGAATTATAAAAATTATAACGATTTTCGAATTTTTATTATGGGAATCAAAGGAAATTACAAAATTTTTAATAATGGTGTTATATTCGAAGATTGTTTTGACAACGAACCCCAAGAGTTTAGAGGTCAAACGGGTGCACAAGATGATATCATTCCAACGATGGATATATTCACGGGTATTATTGATTATTATCCTCAGAATCAATTGACAAAATATTTATATGATTTAAGGACTTATCGTCCAAAAGTCATCCAGAAATTTTTGGATGATCTTTTGAATTATTATAAAGAGAATCCTCTTTTCGAACGATTAAAACATAAAAACGATGATAAAAGTATTATTGATTTATTAAAAATCATCGATGAAGTTTATTATTTTCGTAACGGCCATTGGCAATTTGTACAAAAATATATCATCTCCAATACAAAATACGAAATTGCCACGGGAGGCACGCCCATTATATCATGGCTGATCAATCAAATTGAAGCGGTACTCTTGTATGAAAATAAAATCTTAAAATATCTTGTTGAAAAAAATATAGACGAATCTTTTAAAAATTATAATGACTATTTGAATATTTTAAATTCGTATGATTCTAAAAGGATCTTATTACAAGAACAAAAAAAAATATTATTAGAAAAAAATTATGATTCAGATCTTTTATTTTCCAAAAATGTTGAATTAAAATTAAATGATTAAAAAAATATTTCTTATAAGTAAATGAAAATTGGTATTATTGGCAATGGTTTTGTGGGTAAAGCCACACAATTATTTAAATGCAATAATATAGAAATAATTGTCTATGATATTATACCTAATTATTGTATTCCACGAAACACTACTATTGCGGACATTAATGCTTGTGATTTAATATTTATATGTGTACCTACACCATTGAGTATAACCGGAAATTGTAACACGGATATCGTAGAAAAAGTTTTACATCAATTAGATCATCCTTTTATAGTATTACGTTCGACGATACCCATAGGATATTCAGATAAAAAAGATTGCTTTTTTATGCCAGAATTCCTGACCGAACAGAATTGGAAACAAGATTTTATTACAAATTCAAATTGGATAGTTGGCATATGTGAAAACTGTGATGAGCAAAGGGAAGGAAAATTTATATCACTCTTTATTGACTTGATAGAAAATGCTTACGTAGAAAATAAGATTGAAAGCAACCGGATCGTGTTTTGTAAAAATAAAGAGGCAGAGATGACCAAATTGATTAAGAATTCATTTTTAGCCAATAAAGTTAGTTTTTTTAATGAAATGTATGACCTTGCAGTTTCATTAAATATTGATTACCAAGAAGTTACTCAATTAGTAGGATTAGACGATAGGATTGGTATAACGCATATGAAAGTTCCAGGGTATATGAAAAAAAGAGGATATGGGGGTACATGTTTTCCTAAAGATACGACTAATCTTTACAATTTATGTTTGCAGAATCAATTAAATCCCATCATTATTGAAAGCACGTTATATAGGAATGAATATAAAGATCGCCGGGAAAGAGATTGGTTAAAAGATTATGGAAGAACGACCCTAACTTCTGACGATACAAAAATTATATTATTATGTGGGGATCGATCGTCTATCATGTACGAAAAATTAAAATTATTTGACGATATGATTATTTATGTAAATCCACCTATAGATTTAGACATTTTGGAAAACGATGGAAAAATATTTCCAGTAAATTTATCATTAACTCAAAAATTATTTTTTCCTCGCATCGATAAAATTTATTATTATAAATCTCATACTGTGCCAAAAGAATACAAGGATTTGCAAGTTTCTGCAAATAGTATGATGAATATTATTGAACTGTCTGAACTCCATAATTGTCCTTTGATTTTTGATGGAGACTCCTATTCAAAGATATTATACGATGCTTATAAAAAAAAGAATGAAATTATATTCACATAATAAATTATAAATTTTGTTTATTTTTTTGAAATCGTTGAAATCCCTGTTTATATTTTATACCATATCCTGGATAATATTCAATCTGGTCTATAAAATCTTGTTTATGTCCTTGTATCTTCCTTCTCGTTTCCTTTTGTATTTCTCGTAAAGTCGAATGTTTGAATAATAAATAATCTATTACATGTAAAATATTGATTATTTTTTCTTTTGATAGCGGGGGAATATATTCATCTCCTGGGTTTTCTAAACTATATACAAGTGCCAATATTCGTTCAGAATCTAATTTCTGATCACTCGATCTTATCATTAAAAAACGTTGTATCATGTTTCGTAAATGAATGAGATCTATTTTCTCTTCGTTGGACAATGTTTTGTCACTTAAAATATCGTAATCATCAACGAGATGACTGAATAAATATTTAGTGATTTTATCATTTCGTTTTTGATGTCCAAGACTTGTCATGGTATTATAAATTGCATCGTCCATTTCCTGTTCGGAAACTTGACGTATCGGAAATAATACACGAGATATAAAATCAGAATCATCAATCAGATTAATAGGAGTTATTGTTCTGCCTGCTGCATCATCTCGTTGAGTAGGTATTTTTTGAAGACGTTGTTTATATTTTTGCAAGGATTGGTCGTATCGTTTTTGAATTTCTCTCATTTTATTAAAATTTTTTTATTTTTTTATTTTATCAGTTTGCTGCGTTATATAGGACGCTAATGGTTGTCCTTTTTGTTTGGATTCCACTGTAAATCCTTTTCCTACTGATGGTTTCATTACATTTAGTTGATTTGCAAAAATGACATATTCAAAGATTATATCCGATGGAATGTTCAAATCAGGTGTCAGACCATATTCTATTTCCAAAAATCCATTGGGGAACGTCATTTCAACGACTTCTACATCATCGATATTTGAGTATACTTCAACCGGATTAAAGAACAATCGACTCACTTCTTTAGGGATTGCAAAATAATCATCAATCGTATAATTCCTTAAATACAGTTGATTTTGATCATTATAAGTTACGATATAACCATTATACAAACGATAATCTCCAAAATTTAATATATCGCCTATATGAAGATTTTTAGTATCGACTTTTCCTTCCTGAATGTATTCTAATGTATAAAGTTTGGGATTGGGCGTTATATAATCAGTAATATTTATTTTTTTACCATAGGAAACAAAATCTAGCGAAATAGTATCATTATATTTTTCAATTTTATAACTACCTAACGGGTTGAGTTGGATTGTTTTTCCATCTTTAAATTCATTAATATGAATAATTTTTCCGGTTTTGGCGACAATTGATTTTTTTTCTTGGACAATCTTGATTTCGGTTTGTTGTTGAGATGGGATTAATGCTAATAATTCGGCTTTTTTTGCCGATTTTTTGTACGCAATCCCCAATTTATCCAGATGCTGTTTTATTTTGGGAATGGTCAATTTAGAATAATCCTTATGTTTCGGTGCCTGTACGGGTTTTTCAGTCGCGGGGATTGGTTTTTGCGTTTTTTTTTCTTGGACAATCTTGATTTCGGTTTGTTGTTGAGATGGGATTAATGCTAATAATTCGGCTTTTTTTGCCGATTTTTTGTACGCAATACCCAATTTATCCAGATGCTGTTTTATTTTGGGAATGGTCAATTTAGAATAATCCTTATGTTTCGGTGCCTGTACGGGTTTTTCTTTCGCGGGTTTCTCAATTTTTTTGGAAACTGATTTTGGTTTTTCAGTCGTGGGTAATGGTTTCTCAATTTTTTTGGAAACTGATTTAGGTTTTTCAGACACATTAGAAGCGGATGTTTCAACGTATTTTACCCATCGATTAACACCATTCGATCCTTTTTTCACAATGTATAATACTCCATCATTTCCTTTTTTAATCATACCCTCAGGACATTCATTCGCTGGGAAAGGAGGTGAATTCCTGCTTGTATATTTCTTAAGTTTTGATTCAACACAATTCATTTTTATGAAATATAAAATAAAATATTTTTTATTAAAAATGGAAACAAGTTATCAGGGGCTGGAAAGAAATTATTTTGAACGGGTTAGTTATTCTGCGGAACGATTTTCTTTTGATAAAAGCACAATTCCATCTAAAAGAACCATATCTCAAAAATTTGAAATACAATATAAAAAAGCATTAAATGCACTTATCGATATTCAAATGTTTAGTGATGATGAATATCAAGGCTTACGATTATCGGATGTATTGATAAATGATTATCTAAAAACAATAGACCCTCAGAGCAAAAATGGCGCGGCTTTTGTTCTTGTATTTTGTTGTTTTAATTTTTATACGAAAAAATTTGTCATAAAGAAACAAAAAGATCATCTTAGTTGGGAAGATATTGTGGAGTTTATCGATAAACCCCCCTCGGCAAATTTCAAAAAATTTATAGATGAATATAGTATAAAAACTAAAGATTTAATACGGTATTTGATATTTTGTAAAGATAAGTTTGAAAAATAAAATTTACGAGTTAAAAGTAAATGGATTCAATGTTCATTATCGAATTCAATAATAAACATAAATTTTCAAATGCGTAAAATTATTCGATTCCATTATTAAGAATTAATTGTAAATAATTATTTTTAATGATTGGATCATACCTAATTTCAATTGGGGAATCATTTTTTTTTAATGGAGGTTCTAGATTTTGGTGAAATGGGGGATTTTTATGATAAAAATGTGTATATAAATTCACAATTTCTTTTTCACGCGAAGATGTACCAATTTTAATCTGTTTTATAGTTGAATTCATTTATAATTTTAGATTTTTTTATTTTTTTATTATTTTATAAATGAGTATAAATACTATCGTATTAACTTCTTCTTTATGTGATACCCAAAATAATAAAATCATAAAAGAAAATTCTGTGTATAAAACACCGGCTATCTCTCAAAATACGTATACACTCATTAATAAAGATATTCAATGTTTATATAAACCCGTGACTATATATTTTTACACCATGACAAGGGCTCCAAAAGATACTTTTATAATTGCTTTTACTTTATATGTATCAGATCTCAACCCTGTTAATTATTTAGGTATCTATAAAGTCAATGATAATTTAATTGATTTTAAAGATGGGCATATTTCTATTGCTGATTGTAATAAAATAACATTAACCTATTATATTGAGAATACAAAAATTGTGTATAGTACTCTGAATAAATGGAATTAATGTCGGCATAAAAAAATGATAAATTTTTACTATTTTATATACAAAAGTGAATTGAAAAAGTTTTAATGATATTTTTATCGTTAAATTATATCCGGTACTGACTTTTTCTTTTTTGTTCACAGACATGGCAACGCATCTGCAAGAGCATGTTCTTTATCAGGATTACAAGTGGATCGCTCGCGAGGGACCTACAATGCCAATTCTCGAATTGGTCGACGCATTGATCGAGATCGTCGAATACGACGAGCCCATTCATTCGGTCACCCAATCGAGTGTTTGGGCGGTATGCATGGCCTACAAACATTTTCGGAATGCGGGAGTCCATCTGAGTCATCAAGATCTCCTCTATACGCGATCGCGCGGGGGAGTCATTGGAATGGATTGTTCTGATCTTGATGACTCAGATGGACTCCC